TCACCGCTGCCGCCAGCCGGAATAACGCTGTAATATACACAGTTTTTACTCCGAATGATTGTGTAGTATATTCTCCGAAATGACTGGATATATCCCGGACATGACGGTAATATACACTCACAACAAAACAAACGGAGGTACACGGTTATGTGGAAAGAAAGCAGCATCAAGGTAAACGGCGAAGTTTTTCACTACTGGCTGAAGCAGTACGACAAAGGTTCTGAGTGGGGCATCGACGGCGAACGCATTTCCAAGCTCATGCTCAAGCGGGACGGCAAAATCGTCTGCAACTACGACAGAGGCTGGGACATTGAGCCCACCGATGAGAACACGCAGCTTGCGCTGGAGCTTCTGCTCCACAGCGAGAACTGGTAAAAAACCGAAATTTCAAAGCAACGGCTCCGAAAGGGGCTGCTGCTCGTTGTACGGAAGGTCGCACCGATTTCGGTGGCGGCTATTTTTATACCTTGGAGGTGGTCTCTACGAGAAAACTGAAAACATATAAGCCCACAAGGTTCATGGAGAAAACCTCCCACTATGATACGGATGCTGCCGATTATGCCGTCATGTTCATCGAAAGCCTCTGCCACACCAAAGGCACCTGGGCGAGAAAGCCCTTCGAGCTTATTGACTGGCAGGAACAGATCATTCGGGACATCTTCGGCGTTCTCAAGCCCAACGGCTATCGGCAGTTCAATACCGCCTACATCGAGATTCCGAAAAAGCAAGGTAAGTCCGAGCTTGCCGCAGCGGTAGCCCTTCTGCTCACCTGCGGTGACGGAGAGGAACGCGCCGAGGTATACGGCTGCGCCGCCGACCGTCAGCAGGCATCCATCGTTTTCAATGTGGCGGCTGACATGGTGCGGATGTGTCCGGCACTTTCAAAACGAGTCAAGATACTGGATTCCCAGAAGCGGCTCATTTATCAGCCAACGGGCAGTATCTACCAGGTGCTCTCCGCCGATGTCGGCAACAAGCACGGCTTCAATACCCACGGTGTGGTATTCGATGAGCTGCACACCCAGCCCAACCGCAAACTCTTTGATGTCATGACCAAAGGCTCCGGCGATGCCCGGATGCAGCCGCTGTATTTCCTCATCACCACGGCCGGCAATGATACGAAGTCCATCTGCTATGAGATCCACCAGAAGGCAAAGGACATCATCGAGGGACGCAAGATCGACCACACCTTCTATCCCGTCATCTACGGTGCGGAGGAATCGGACGATTGGACGGACCCGAAGGTTTGGAAGAAAGCCAATCCCTCCCTCGGCATCACGGTCGGCATCGACAAGGTCAAAGACGCCTGCGAGTCTGCCAAGCAGAACCCCGGCGAGGAGAACGCCTTCCGACAGCTTCGTTTGAATCAATGGGTCAAGCAGGCGGTGCGTTGGATGCCAATGGACAAGTGGGATAAATGCGAGTTTGCCGTCAGCGAGGACGATCTGGAAGGCCGTGTCTGCTACGGCGGCCTTGACCTCTCGTCAACCACAGACATTACGGCATTCGTTCTGGTGTTCCCGCCGGAAGATGAGGATGACAAATACATCATCCTGCCGTACTTCTGGATACCGGAGGACAACCTTGAACTCCGAGTCCGGCGCGACCATGTGCCATACGATGTGTGGGAGCGGCAGGGCTTTTTGCAGACCACGGAAGGCAATGTCGTTCACTACGGCTACATCGAGAAATTCATCGAAAGCCTGGGTGATCGTTTCAATATTCGGGAAATCGCCTTTGACCGTTGGGGTGCTGTGCAGATGGTGCAGAATCTTGAGGGCATGGGTTTTACGGTCGTTCCCTTTGGACAGGGCTTCAAAGATATGTCCCCGCCCACCAAGGAACTGATGAAACTGGTGCTGGAGCAGAAAATTGCCCACGGTGGACACCCCGTCCTCCGCTGGATGATGGACAACATCTTCATCCGCACCGACCCTGCCGGAAACATCAAGCCGGACAAGGAAAAATCCACAGAGAAAATCGACGGCGCTGTGGCAACGATAATGGCACTCGACCGTGCCATCCGCTGCGGCAATGAGAATGTAGAGAGCGTATACGACACAAGGGGCCTGCTGTTTATCTGAAATTGTAAACTTCTTGCGAACCGCTTGCATATCACAAGCAAAAGTGGTATACTATATTCGCAAGGAGGCGATAAGCTATGGCAAGAACTTCTAATGTATTCGCTCGTGTAGAGCCTGAAATCAAAGAGCAGGCCGAACAGGTGCTTGATCAACTCGGCATCCCCATGTCCAATGCTGTCAGTATGTTTCTGCGGCAGATCGTTCTGCAGCGCGGCATTCCGTTTGAAATGAAACTGCCGGAGCGCAAACCGGTAGCTTTCGGGTCTTTAACGAAGGAGCAGCGGGATGCAGAGCTTGAGAAAGGCATGGCAGATATCCGTGCCGGGCGCTCCCATTCTGCACAAAGCGTCATGGATGAACTGAAAAGAGACTACGGCGTATGAATTGGGAAGTAGAATTCACCGACCAGGCAAAACAGGACCTTCGAGATATTCTGGACTACATCTCCTATGAACTGCAGGAACCGAAGGTCGCTGTGAACCTGGTACGGCAAATTACAAAAGAGATCCTCTCTTTGAACCAGATGCCCATGCGGTATCGGCTCTATGATGAGGAGCCTTGGCAAAGCCAAGGATTACGCTGCTTTCCGGTCAAAAACTATCTCATTTTCTATTACCCGGACGAAACCAAAAGCACGGTCTATGCCGTGCGTGTGATTTATGGTGGACGGGATATCAGCCGACAACTGAGTGAAACCGAAACGATCTGAATTCAATACAACGAGAGCATCTGTCTACGGACAGGTGCTTTCTTTATGCCCATTTTGAAGGAGAGTGATGTAAAATGGGTATCTTTTCAGGGCTGTTTAAATCCAGGGACAAGCCCCAAAACCGCACGACGGGAAGCAACTACGCCTTTTTCTTCGGCGGCACGACCTCCGGTAAAGCGGTGACAGAACGCTCCGCCATGCAGATGACCGCCGTGTACTCCTGCGTCCGTATCTTGTCGGAAGCTGTCGCAGGACTGCCGCTGCACCTTTATAAATACACGGACAGCGGCGGCAAGGCAATGGCGCTCGAGCATCCGCTCTACCGCTTGCTCCACGATGAGCCGAACCCGGAGATGAGCTCCTTTGTATTCCGAGAAACGCTCATGACGCACCTGCTCCTCTGGGGCAACGCTTACGCTCAGATCATCCGAAACGGCAAAGGTGAAGTGGTGGCGTTGTACCCACTTATGCCCAACCGCATGGAGGTCAACCGGGACAAGAACGGCAAGCTCTACTACCTCTATTCCACCCAGTCCGATGATGCACCCACCATGAAAGGCTCAACGGTCTATCTTGACCCATCCGAAGTGCTTCACATTCCCGGTTTGGGTTTTGACGGCTTGGTGGGCTACAGTCCCATCGCTATGGCAAAGAATGCCATTGGCATGGCTATTGCCTGCGAGGAGTACGGTGCAAAATTCTTCGCCAACGGTGCCGCTCCGGGCGGTGTGCTGGAACACCCCGGTACGATCAAAGACCCTCAGCGTGTGCGTGAGAGCTGGCAGTCCACCTTCGGTGGCAGCGGTAACGCCAATAAGATCGCCGTGCTGGAGGAAGGCATGAAATACACGCCTATCGGCATCTCGCCGGAGCAGGCACAGTTCCTCGAAACACGAAAATTCCAAATCAATGAAATTGCTCGAATTTTCCGAGTCCCGCCCCACATGGTCGGCGACCTGGAAAAGTCGAGCTTTTCTAATATCGAGCAGCAGTCCCTTGAGTTTGTGAAATACACCCTTGACCCCTGGGTCATCCGCTGGGAGCAATCCATTCAACGGTCGCTCCTGTCGAAAGACGAAAAAGCCGTGTATTTCGTGAAGTTCAATCTGGAAGGTCTGCTCCGCGGCGATTACCAGAGCCGCATGAACGGGTACGCCATCGGCCGCCAGAACGGCTGGATGTCTGCCAACGACATCCGTGAGCTGGAAAACCTCGACCGCATCCCGGCAGAGGACGGCGGCGACTTATACCTCATCAACGGCAATATGCTCCCGCTGCAAAACGCCGGAGCTTTTGCAAATATCAACACCGATAACGGAAAGGAGGAAAAATCCGATGAAGAAGTTCTGGAATTGGAAAAACAGGACAGTGACCAACGAGGAGACGCAGGAACAGATCCAAGAGAGAACCCTGTTCTTAAACGGCACGATCGCTGAGGAGAGCTGGTTTGACGATGATGTCACGCCGCAGCTTTTCAAGGATGAGCTGATGTCCGGCTCCGGGAATATCACTGTCTGGATCAACTCGCCCGGTGGTGACTGCGTGGCAGCCGCCCAAATCTACAATATGCTGATGGACTACCACGGCGACGTCACAGTCAAGATCGACGGCATTGCCGCCTCTGCCGCATCCGTCATTGCGATGGCGGGTACAAAGGTGCTCATGTCGCCCACGGCGCTCATGATGATCCACAACCCCTTGACGGTCGCTATCGGTGACAGCGAGGAGATGCAGAAGGCCATCGATATGCTCTCCGAAGTCAAGGAAAGCATCATCAACGCCTACGAGATCAAGACCGGCTTGTCCCGCGCCAAGCTCAGCCACCTCATGGATGCCGAGACCTGGATGAATGCCAACAAGGCTGTGGAGCTTGGCTTTGCCGACGATTTGCTGTTCAAAGCAGACGGCGAATGCAGCGCTGCGAAGGACAGCTTCGTGTTCAGCCGCAGAGCCGTCACCAACTCGCTCATGTCCAAGGTCAAGAGCCATCACACCCCGTCCGAACTTGCGAAACCCGCAGGCACACCCATCTCCGAGCTCGAAAAGAGACTCGCACTTATCAAACCTTAAGGAGGATACAAACAATGAGTAAGATCAACGAACTGCGCGCACAGCGTGCAAAGACCTGGGAGCAGACGAAGGCGTTCCTCGACTCCCACAGAAGTGACAAAGGCGTCCTCTCTGCTGAGGACACCGCCACCTATGAGAAGATGGAACAGGAGATCGTCGACCTCGGCCGCGAGATCGAGCGCCAGGAGCGTCTGGACGCTTTCGAGCGTGAGCTGAACACTCCGGTCAATACCCCCATCACGCAGAAGCCCGATACGGCAAAGGTGGACACCAAGACCGGTCGTGCCTCCGATACC